GGGTAGGTGCGGTTGTCAACCTGCAACACGATGGCGTCGTAGGTAATCCCGCTGCCGGTCGGGGTTAGCGGCATGGTGGCGAATGCCGGCAGCTCGTACCTGGCGTTACCGCTATTGAAGCTGCCGGTCCCGATCGTGCCGGTCACCTCCGCGTAGCCATTCCCCGCCGCGAGCTTCACCGTATTCCATGCGCTGATCAGGCTGGCCTGGGTCAACACCGTGCCCCCCCTCAGTGCCAGGAACATCCTGAAGGTCTTACCTTCGTAGGTGAGCGCAGCCTGCCTGGCTAACGCATCAGGTGAGATCAGTACGTCCATAGGTGCCCTTGCTTATGGGAGCTTTCCCGATCAGGCCGTCACCGTGAAGCCATCGGTGAACAACTGCACCGTGTAGATACGAGACGCCCCTGCTGCCAGGCTGATACTGGGGCTCTCGGTGAGCACAAAAGACACGCCCGTGCCCCAAGTGGTGACACCGCCACTAATGGTGCCGATCACCAGGTAAGCAGCATTCCAGGTGAGCGCTGACCCGGATGCAGTGAACACGCATGACTGAGATCCCGCCTCAAAACGGTCTGTGGTGCTGTTGAAACTGCCTGTCGGGATGGTCCATTCGCACCTGGCATAGCCGTTGCCACTGCGTTCTACGGCATCCCAGGCTGCCGTGTTCGAGCTGAGGTTAGGGGAGCCTGATGTAGTCGTCGCCAGGCATAGGCGGGCTTTCTTCCCAGCATAGTCCCCAGCAAACAAGCGCTCGGCTTCGTAGGGGGTCTGGAGCATTGCAGCGGGCATGGGGCTTCCGTATCTGCTTCAACTTTCCAGGACGGAAATCAAGCTTGACTAGGGCTCAGGAATCCGGGAACGGTTGCGATGGTGGGGTGAAATCGGCGGTGTAAAGAGCGGCTCCTTTAGTCACGCGGAGTTCGTCAATGTGTCCATTAAATCCTGTGCCGCCAAATAAGTTACCGCCAACGAAGAATGCACCGATTACATCAATTCGGAAGCTACCTGTCCAACTTGTATTCGTGCTTCCTACTTGCGTACCATTGACAAACATCCGCGTAGAACTGCCAAGGCGGCAGATAGCAACATGCTGCCATGTGTTTGCCGTGATGCCTGCAGTAGTTGAGCTAAACACTTGCGTGCTATTAAGATAGAAGCTCAGCCGTCCTGCGCCATTTTCATTAAGCCGGAAAATTTGAGTATTGCTATCTGCTGAGCTTGACGCCGCTATCATGTCAGCAGAGCTTAAAGGATAGAGCTGTGCTTCAATAGTAAAGTCTCCAGTCATCTGAAGCAGCGACTGAGGCGTGTATTGAATGTATTGATTGCTGACAAATCGACCAGACGACCCGCCAAACACACTTTGAGCCGTGCTTATTGTGGCATTTACTACGCTGGACGTGGCTAGGTTATTGCTGCTAGAATCGGTAAAGGTTGTTGAGTTGTTACTTCCCTCAAAGTGAAGTTGCAGCGAAACAAGTGAGAAATTTGGGTTAGGTAGAGTTGGTGTTTCCTCAATAACACCAGACCCGCTACCTGCAAACAATTCAAGGGTTTCAGCTAATAACGTTGCAATGGCTCCAGAACCGCTGCCGGCAAAAAGTTGCTCTATAATTATTTCAACAGAGAGATCCGTGATTATCCCAGATCCGCTACCTGCAAAAACCTGCTCTGCAATGATCTCGTCAGACAAGCTCGCAATAACGCCAGACCCGGTGCCTGCGAGCAACAATTCGGCAATGATCTCGTCTGACAGGTTTGCAATAACACCAGATCCGGCACCTGCAAACAACGGGAACACATTTCGCAGTGTCCCGTAGTTCATCGTCACGCTTACCAGCGAGAGCGTCTGCGGCCGCATGTCATAGTCCGCCGTCAGCAGCCAGCTCAGCGATCGGGTCACGCTCTCGCGTCGGACCGTTTCCGCCACCGATCCCACTACAGCAGCCTTGGTCACCGCCGCCGCATACACGTCACTCCCCGCGCCCGCAGTCCCCAGGCTGCTCCAGATGTTGCCCGGTGCCGCAGGGTCAAACCCTCCCGGTGCCGCAATGGTGTTGGCCAGCGCTGGGGTGCTGTTTACCGCTGGGGTCAGGGTTGACAGGTTGGTGGCTGGTACCGCCATGGGGAACCAATCGGCTCCGCTGCCGCCGGCCACCAGTCCCGCACCGCCGTCGAGCATGGCGTCACAGCCGGCCACCAGCCCCTGCGCATCAAAGGCGTAGGTGATGCCATTGGCCCGGAATTTGCCGATGGTTCCTGATGCCTCAATGAAGATCCCCGCCAGCGGCTCGCTGGGGATGTTGCGAAACTCGGTGGTGATGGACTTGCCGTTGGCCATCCCCGACAGGATTGCGTGCGCAACCTTGCCGTAGGTGTAGGCCGCAGCGCTGCTGGCACCATTGACAAACGTCATGCCGGTGTCATTGTCCCCGGCACCGTCAGCGGGCCGCAGGTAGCTGTCTGGGGCGTATTGCATGTCGTATGTGCCCGTGCTGCTCGCTTCGCCCTGGCCGAACTGCAGGGTTACCGATTGAGGTATTGACTCGCCTATTGGGTTTGTTTTGTCTAAGCTGCTGTTGGTGGTTACGTCGTTTTGAATATTGTCCAGCTTGTTGTTTTGCTCGTCAACTTCCTTGGGTGGGACGGGAATTTGCCCGCGCCCTATATTGATTACCGTTTCGCTACCGCTGCAAACTAGAGCACTCATCCGATTAAGCATTGCTATCGTGCTTGCGGTCCTGGCAGTATCATTAAACTTACTAGCTATTTTCATTGTTGCCGAAGCAATCGTCTTGCCCGAAGACGTTGCCCCCCACGCTTGGTAGACAGTAGTTTTTTGTAGCGTTTTATCAGATGCTTTATTTTCTGTTTTATCGACTACGGTTTTTCTTATCAAGAAGTTGCCCTGGGCGATGTTGACGCCGTTGTAGTTTTCGATAGCAAGCCCGCCCGCAAAGGCGGTCAATGGCTCGTATTCTTCTGTTACTTGCCGCGTTTCTACCGGGCCATCTTCTGTGATCTTGTAAGATTTGGAAACCCTGGTCGCTCTAATTTGCAGCGCAAGGGGGGTGTAATTACTACCGCCTTCTCGTTTTGATTTCCATTCAGTTGGATTTACAGCAGCACTGCAAGTGGTTGTGTCTGATGTTGACCTAAAAAGTACGTCTTGCTTTTGGGTCTTGCCGTCCTTGTCCTTGTAGCTGATTGTCCTATAAAAGCTCTGGTTTACCGACTCAGAAACAAAGCTAACAGAGTCCTGGAAAGTTACTTTGGCGTTGCCAACTGTGCGTTGATATTCAATCCCATAAGTCTGCACCGGGCTGATGGTTTTTTGATATGTCCAATTCCTTGCATAGCTTGGCCCGTTTTGGCTTTGGTCATCGGTGTTCCAAGTAACCGCTTTGTCGTCCGGATTCTTCGGTTTGTAGTTCGGTGGCGCCTCAACCGCCGTGTAGTTGACCAGGATTTCATCAGGCGCCGCAGGATCACCGATCGGCTCCATCGTGATCAGATCACCCATTGCCAGCAGTGGCCCCGTACTGGCTGGGGTCAGCACCTGCCGCAACCGCAGCGTGTCGGCAGCATCCATGAAGCCGTAGAGGCCCGCCTCGCCAATGATCCGGCTGGCCATGTCCAGATAGCCATCGGATAGGTCGATGCTGTCCACCGCCTTGGCGCCCGTGATCACCGGGTTGCCGCCCGCCTGGGTGATCCCGCAACGGGTTAGACAGGTGGCTACTACGCTGCTCAGGTGGCAGATGTTTGGCGTAGATCCTGCTGCCGTGGGCTCAACTGGTGTCCACTGGGGGTATTCATCGGCGTAGTAAATCTCAGCCTTCACCAGGTCCCATTTCAGGGCCAGCAGGCAGCCAACGGTCAACGTCGTCTGGTTTTCGATCGGGTCGCCCTCGGCCTTGATCACCCGCAGACGCCTTGGGAACCGCGTCAGGGTGTTGCCAGGTAGCCGCACCCCCAGGGTGATCTCGGTGCCCTTGGCCGGCTGGATGAGGCCACTGATTACTACCTCCCCTTGCGTGCGCAGGAGGCCCACCCCAGGTTGCAGCGGATCGTCGGATAGCTGACCGCTGATCACGGGTCCCAGGTTGGTGAATACCTGGGCACGGACATCAATGACGCCTGCGGGCATCAGGCGGCCCTCCGTTTGAGCTTGGCGCTGACGATGTAGCGATCAACCACCACCCCGCCGCTGACGATCCGGTCCCGCTCCAGACTCAGGCCATCCACTGGCCAGTAGTCGGTCGGGCCAGGCCGGTTGGCGATGGTGCTGGTGAACCAGGCTTTGATCGCCGTCCAGCCGGCGGCATCGGTGACGCCCTTCACGTTGCGCACCTCGCTCGCCACCAACGGGCCCCGCGTCACGAAACCGCCCGTAGAGGTCGGCTCCAGGCTTGGGCCATCCTCGAAGGCCTCCGGCTGCTCCAACAGCGCCAGGCTGGTGGCCCCCAGCGAAAATGTGCCGTAGGCAGGCAGGAAAGCATCGCCGGCCAGCCTGCCTTTTTCGTTCTGCCGCAGCACAACCGCCAACTGCTGCGCCGCGTCGATCAGCGTGAAGTTGACCTTCACCCATGCCCCTGTTGTCTCGCCCGCTGGGGCCCCGGTAAACCAGCACCCCAGCCCGGTAACGCTGCGGCCATGGGCGGCACAAGTGAGCGACACGGTGGCACCTACCGCTCGGCTGGTCAGGGTGGGCGCTTCGAGGATCTTGGCCGCCTGCCAGGCATCGAAAATGCTGCAACACGCCACCCACTGCGCCGGTGTGCAAAGCCCCGCCACGGTGAAGCGCCGCGCCGTCAGCCCCTGCTCAGTCTCCGCTTCGGCATAGCCAAACGGCTGCGCCTGGAGGTATCGCAGGGTGAGGGTCGATCCGCCATAGCTGAGCTGAATGCTCATCAGGGCACCCTCAGCGGATTCGCTGCATCGTCTGCTGCAGCTTCAACGCGGACCCGTCCCCCCGAACATCTACCGATACGTTCCATGCTTTGCGCCGCAGCTCAGCTACTTCCTGGCTCAGGTTTCCAACTGCCATCGCCAGATGCGCCATTGCCGGATCGGGTCCCGCACGCAGTACCCCCGCACCGCCCAAAGCCCCGGCTTCCTTCAGTCGGCTGGTCACGTGGGCCGGGATGACGGTGCCCTTTGACGGTGCCGTCCAGAGGCTGTTCATGGGGCGGTTGATCAGGGACAGGGCGCCCGATGCTGACAGGAACGACTCCTGCCCCAGGCTGAGCCCGCTCGGGCCGTCGTTGATTCGGTAGGTGGCGCCCGCATCCACCGGGCCACCAGTGAACCTGGCAGGGGGCAGGCCGGCGGCGGCATTCAGCGAGTTGTAGAACGACCGGGCAGCATCGGCGGCGTTGCTCATGTTGCTGGCCAACCCTGCGGTCTGGCTCCTGGCCTGGCCCGTGGCCTTGGCGGCATCACCGATGAAGCCGGTGATCTCGTAGTAGCCCTTGCCGGTGTCCTTTACCTGTAGGCCGGTGTCTCGGATCAGGCCCTGGAAGGTTTTGGCTTGGTTCAGGGGTGTCAAGAACGAGTCTTGGTAGCTGTTGAACTGCTCCCTAGTGCCCCTGGCTGCTTTAAAGGTGCCATCGGCGGCCAAGGCCAGGTTCTTGGCGGCAGCTTCGGCCTTGATCTGGTTCTGGGCGGTTTGGTTGGTTACCCCAGCGATCAGCGACTCTACCGCTTGAATTTTGGTCAGAGTTTCTAGCTTGGTATTGGCGGCTTGTAGGCTGAGCTGAGCTTTTTGTATCTCAACTTCTGCCTTTGCGGCTGCTACGGTATCATTTGCTAATTGAGCAGCTTTCAAATCTAAAACAGCCCTTTCTAGGTCTAGTTTTGCGCTACTCGCTGCTGAACCGGCGTCAAGCTGTGCTTGCTCTTGCTGCAATGCCAGCAGAACCCTTTGCAACTCCTGCTGCTGTACTAATGCGTTGTACTTGAACGTAAGGGCAGCCCTATCAATCTCGTCACCTTGACGCTTAATTGCATTTATCTCGCCTTCACTTGCGCCGCGTTGTTGCGCTTGCTGTAGCTCGTAGTTATTGCGATTCCGGATAATACTAAAACGCGAATCCTCTAATCCGATCAGCGCCTGGCCTAGGTTGATACCTGCTTGGCTGACCTTTACCTGTTGGTCGATCTGCGCTTTAGCAAGGTCGCTGTAGGCACTTGCAAGTTTCCTGGCGTTTTCGTTGGCGAGTTGATCCTGGAGATTTTTATCTTTTTTAATGCCTAGTATTTGACCTTCAACTGCTTTCTGATCTGCAAGTTGTTTGTCAATCTTAGCTTGCGATTGTAGTTGCTTATCAAGCTCAGCGTTTATTTCTTTGTTGCCATTTAGCAGTTTGTCAAGTCCAGGTATTTTTGATAGCTCAGACAAGCCTCGAAAAGGGTTTAACAATTTTTGCAATCCTTCACCAACAGGCGTAGCAAGGACCTTGCCAATATTTGACCCTACTATTTCTGATATTTTTCCCACAATAGAGATAGCCTTAGCAAGGTCAGCAAATTGTTTTGACGCGCCAGGCAGTGCTGTATTAACTTGGCCGGCTAAATTTTGAGTAGCATTGACAACCCGAAGAAAGCCGTTTGCCAATGTCTCAGATGCAATTTCGCTTGCGGTTTTTGCCTGACCAGACTTTGTTATTTGATTGGCTATTAATTCGTTGTAAGTTTTAAGTTCATCATTCAAAAGCGGTTGTATTGCAGCTTGCGCTTCAACGGAACCCAGCAAGATTGCTATCTTGTCAGCCGCGCCTCCCGTTTTGACTTGCACGTCAGCAAGGAAATTGCCCCAGCCGCGAGCCTTAAGGCTGGCAATATCAAAACTAATTCCCAAACTTGCGGCCAGCGCTTTAGCCTCTGCGCTCGGCTTCAGTATTGACGTAATTGCCTGCCGCAAACCTGTAAACGTTTGCTCAACTGGCACAAATTTCTTTGTTGCCGTTGCGACAGTGGCCCCAAGTTCTTGATAAGAAATGCCAGCCGCCGCAGCTATACTTGCAACATTGCCGACGTTTGCACCAAATTCCCTAACGGTGATCACACCATCGTTTTGAGTTTGAACAAAGCTATCAACAATTGCCGCAGCGTCTTTTGATGTCAACCCATAAGCGTTTATGATCCCTGATACCGATTTAGCTACATCACCAATTTCTCCAAATCCCCCCTTTGCGCCTAGGGCGGATGCCCTAAGAATGTCAACAGCTTGCGCGGTTGTACTAAAACCGCTTGACACTACATCATAAGAAGCTTTTACCAAGTCGGCTTGGCTTATGTTGTTGCCTAACTCGTTGGAAAGATCCAACATGGCGGCACTTAATTCCTTGGAATCAACCCCAAGGGTGCGAACTGCCGCCCCTGCGGTGTCAAGTTCGGTGACAGCTTGACCAACAAAGGTGATTGCTTGATATAGGCCAATAAACGCGGCTGCCTGCAAAGCCACGCCTTCTACAGCCTTGCTAAAGCCGTTCATCGCGGTGGTCCCGCCTGCCATGGCAGCATCTACCTGCGCCTGCGCCTGCGCTATCTGCTTCTGCGCTGCGACAAACTCCTTGGAGCCGATGACCGACTTCTCCAGGGTCTGGTTCAGCTCATTCAGTCGACCACGCAGCCCGGTGATCGTCTGATCGCCGCTGCTAAACCCTTCCTTGAACTGCTGCCCCGCCTGCTTGCCCGCCTGCCCGATCTGCCGCGAAGCATCGAGCACGCCCTTCACATCGGCGGTAACTCTGACGACCCATTCACCCCCTGCCATATCAGGTCCCCGGCGTCACGACGTACTGGGTGGGGTTGGTCCAGGCGATGGCGTACTGATCAAGCACCCCCAGCCCCTCGCCTGCGGCATCCCCGCCGATCGGCACCGCACGGCAACCGGGCAGCAGGCTGATGATCCGCTGCGCCAGCGACTGCAGGGCCGTCATGTTGGCCGATGGCGACCATTCGGACACGTAGAGGCGGAACTGTGGGTTGAGGCCCGTCTCGCCGGTGGCGTAGGTCTCGGTGTTGTAGTCGGGGTTGGCCATGATCACCACCTCCAGGCCCGCCACTACCACCCCCTCGGGGAGCTTCTCATTGCGCCGCACCACGGCAATGGCAGGGATCGCCGCGCCGCCGCGTGGGGTGTAGGTGCCCAACGCCGGGGCCACTACGGCATCGGCCGCCAGTAGGTCGTAGATGCCTTGGGCAGTGGTCGGTAGCGTCATGCCCTAGCTTTCCCGGCAGGCTGCGGCAAGCGGTTTGGGGGCTGGGTGGCGTTGCGCTTTCCAAACGGCTTAGGGACGGGGTAGAATGCGAGAGCCACCACCGCGAACGGGCCATTGTGACAAAAAAAACTGCTGTCGATGTTTGGACTTGTCCGACTGAACCAATAGTTGCAAGTAATGCAATTAAGCGGTCGGACCAGCCTTCGGTTTTTTGGGAGCGCAAAGCGGTAACACTTTTTGCCGATGACATTAAAGCTTCTCCCTTGAAGAGCTATCCGCTTTTATAGATGACATGCAAATAAAATGGGACAAATTAAACGATAAAATCACAATGCAGTACGCAATACTTGCGGAACTACCTGAAACCCACCAACACA